ACGCTGCGCTTTCAAGGTTCGCCGGTTCGAGTCGTCACCTGGGCAGAGCTTCAGGATATTGGCGGCGGCGCGTTCTCTGCCGTGGCCATGGCTCCGGATGGAACGCTGCACCTGAGCCAGCCGCCAAACGCTACCGGAAACCTGACGTTTGAATACTGGCGAACGCCTCAACCGCTGGCCACCAACACCGACACGCCCCGCATGCCTGAGCGCTTTCACATGGCCATCGTGTACCGCGCCATGCTGCAGTACGGCCTGTACGAAAACGCTCCCGAAGTGGTGCAGCAGGCCAACGCCAACCTGCGCATCCTCGAAACCCAGCTGGCCGAATCCCAACTGCCCACCCTCAACCAAGCGCCGAGCCTCGCATGAGCGGAACAGCCTACATCACCCTGGGCGGGGGCATTGACCTGATAACACCCCCGCGCCAGGTCAAGCCCGGACAATGCCTCTATGCCGTAAACTACGAATGCCCGGTTACTGGCGGGTATCGACGGATTGACGGCTACACCAAGCTGGGCGACACCGTGCCCGGAAGCGGCACCATTCGTGGCGTTGTGACCTTTCAGGATGCGTTTTACGCCATTCGGGACAACGACACCGACGCCACCCTGTATAAGCTCGACAACGGCACCTGGACCAGCGTAGGCACACTGCCATCCGGGCGCTACGAGTTTGCAGAAGGCAACTTCAAGGCAACCGAGACTGGCCGGGCACTGTATATGGTCGGCGGCAGCAAGCCGTATGAGCTGAAGGGCGGAACCCTGACCGAGATCACGGACGCGCAGGCCGGGGCTCAGTACATTGCCGTTCACCGCAACCACCTGTTCCTTGGCTATCCGGAGGGCAGCCTACAGCACTCTGGCGTGGGCGATCCCATGAACTGGGATGCAGCCACCGGTGGAGCAGGCGAGATCGGCACCAGTGGAGCCCTGACCGGCATTCTTAACGGCACCGGCGGGGTTCTTCACGTTCTGTGCCGGGACACCGTTAAAACGCTCTACGGCAGCAGTGGCGCCAACTTCGAGCTACGCACCACCATCCCCAATTCTGGCGCCAAGCCGTATTCCGTCCAATCCCTGATCCAGCCGTACTACGTGGCCGAGCGTGGCGTGTCCAACCTGCAAAGCGCTCAGGAGTTTGGCGATTTCCGCCAAATGCAGGCCGGTGCGCAGATTGAGCCGCTATTCACCAAAGAAGGTTACGCTGAACGTGTCCAGTGCAGCGCAATCAGCAAGCGCCTGGCCCAATACCGCGTGTTCTTTGACGACGGCTCCGGGGTCTACATCAGCCCTACCGGTGCCACCACGGTTTCATTTCCGGCAGCGCCTCAAGTAATGCAGGCCGGAGAGACCGATGCCGGCGAGGAAGTGGTGTTGTTTGGCGACGACAGCGGCAACGTCTACCGCCTTGGCAATGGCGCGGACAGCTTCAACGGCGAATCCATCCCGGCCTTTCTCACCCTGGCCTACACCGACCTGAAACAACCGAGCGTGAGAAAGCGCTTCCGGCGTGTGTTTTGGGATATTCGCTCAGGCTCCAATGCCTCGATCACCTTTCGACCTGAGTTTGATTTCGGCGGCGGCGAGAGCGCGGCCAGCCTGCGGCAAACCCTGTCCTTCCTGCTGGGCGGCGGCCTATGGGACGTAGGCAAGTGGGATCAGTTTGTGTGGTCCGCCCCGGTCATTGCCGAAGAGCCCGGCGATGTAACCGGCTCTGGCACGGCCATTAACTTTGCCATCTACAGCAACAGCATCAGCGAGCCCCACGAGATCCTGGGTTACGACCTGACCTACAGCGAGCGGAGAATGAGACGTGGCTAACGATTTTTACGACAACAGCGACAGCGCCCAACGCTTCCAGCCAGGCACCACCGCGCGCGCCGATGAGGTGGACGCCAAGTTTGACCAGGTGTCTACCGGCTTTGAATTGGTCAATGTTGAGACCGACCGAGCGCTGAAGTTTCCGACGGAGGCGGGCGTCAGCCAGGAGTTTACCGCCACAAAATTACAGCGCCGGCGCAAGGTTCTCGGCTTTGACGAAAACGGCGACCTGGCTTTGCTGGCTGGCTTCGGGTGGCGCGGAGACTGGACCACTACAACGGACTATTTCGTAAATGACGTATTCCGCGACCCGGCTACCAAGAATCTGTACGTAACCAACACCCGGCACACGTCCGATACCGTGGCCAACGATGTAGCGGCCGGCAATATCGAGATGGCCGTGAACGTTGTGGATGTGGAAGCGGCCAAGGCAGCCGCGCAGGATGCCCGCGACCTGTCATTGCAATACCGGGACGAATCCCGCGCCGCCCGAGATGCGTCACAGTCAGCGCAAGGGCTGAGCGAAACCGCTCGCGACAAGTCCCAGGCCTGGGCGGAAACGGCTGAAAACACAGAGGTAGAGCCAGGCAAGTACTCTTCCCTTCACCACAAGGCTAAATCTCAGCAGGCGCAAGCAGCCAGCGAATCCGCCCGAGACGCCAGTCAGGCGGCACAAGGGCTGTCTGAATCCGCAAGGGATGATAGCCAGTCTGCCAGGGATCTATCCCAGCAATATCGCGATACCGCCCTGCAGCACCGCAACGACTCGCAAGCGGCCAGAGACAAGGCCCAAAAGTGGGCCGACGAGACGACCGATACCGAAGTTGAACCCGGCAAGTATTCCGCGAAGCACTGGGCAGACAAGGCAGCCGGCATTGTTGCTGAAGGTGTGATTGATGATTCCGTTGTGGCCGACAACCTAACTTGGTCTTCCAAGAAGATCCAGGCGTCACAAACGTCAGTCCTCACTCAAACCTTAACCGCCCCCGCCGAAGTCTACGACGCAGGCAACTACACCATCCAGGTCAGCGCAACAAGCCTTCTGTCCGGCGGCTCCATTGATTCGTTCGTGGTCACCTGGTGGGACAACACCACCGAAACCGTCACCGCCACAGCCGGCGAAGCCACGCTGTCAAAAGCTGTCGATATCCCGGCAGGCGGCAGTGTGTCGGCCACCGTTTATGCAGTCGATAATCTGGGCAACCGCAGCGCGACCGAGGCCGTCAGTGCTGATGTAGTGGCCAACAACCCGCCGCAGGGGCCAATCACCATCAGCGCCCCGACGCAGACCGGCAAGAACTCCACGTTTCAGGTGTCGTTCACTGGCGCTACCGATGCAGACGGCCACAACGTGGTGTATCGCATTTTTGACGATGGCGGCTTTGTGTTTGCAACCACCGATGGCATTCAGGACGGCGAATTGGTGGACGTGACCGCCCCGGACGTAGTTAGCGATACCGACTACACCTTTGAAGTGGTGGCCGAGGATCAGTACGGCGCCGAGTCTGCGGCCTACAGCGCCACCGTGACCGTGCTGGCCGCTCAGGTTATTGGTGTTGCACTGAGATCTACAGGCGGCCCCGGCGGCACCTGGGACCACATTGACGAGGCAGGCAACACCATCACCACACCGCCAACCAGCTACTTCAACGGTCATCCTGTGTGGGGCGGCATCTCTGATGTTGTGGTTGACGGTCAGGACATGGTCGAAATCCCCAAATTCTACTGGAAGCGCGGCACTGCCGGTGGTGACCCCGCGTGGTGGATCAGCGACCAGCCCCTGACCGGATTCAGCGTCATGCCTGCGTTCGTGCTCGACGGCGTGGAAGTGGACAGCTTTCAGGTGGGCAAATATCAGGCCAGCGAAAGCGGCGGCAAGCTGCAATCTGTACCCGGTGTATTGCCAAAAGTCAGCACCAGCCTGACGAGCTTTATCGGTCTGGCCGAGGCCAGAAACGTCTCCGGCGTCGCCGGGTTCCGTCTCTGGCACTACGATATGTGGCTGGCTATTCAGTGGCTCTATCTGATCGAAAACGCCTCCATGGACAGCCAGACCGTCACCGGGCAGGGGCGCGTGAGCGCATCCAGCGCAGCCAATGTGGACGCCTCGGACGTAGCACAGGCTACGTACCGCGGCATGGTCGGCTTGTGGGGCAACGTAAACCAGTGGATGGACGGTGTTCGCACCCTCAGCAACACCATTGAGCGGCGCGACTACAACGGCTCGTGGGCCAGTACGGGCGAAAGTGTGCCGAATTCAGGCGGCACGCAGTACCCGATCACCTTCCGGGCAACCGGTGACGAGTCGTGGATTGCTAACACCTTCTCAACGAGCAACGACAACACCGCTACACTCCCGGACTATCGCCGGTGGCGGAACGATGGCGAATATTACCCCTACGTCGGCGGCTACTGGGGCAATGGCGCGATTGCCGGGCTCTGGTTCGTGATCTGCTTCAGCGATTCGTCGTACGCCGGCTCGGGCGTCGGGGCCCGCCTCGCGAGGGTGTCATGAGTCACGACGCCATGAATCATGTTCAGGGGCGCGGTAGCGCCCCGAGACAGCACCTTCGCCCATTCGAGGCGATGCTGACCAAGTTGGAAGAATTGGACGACTACACGCATATCGCGCTGACACGGAGCAATTACCCAAAAGCGGAAAGGCACCTGCTGACAGCGGATACCCGGCAATGCTTGGACAAGATATTGCGTTTAACCCTGACCGCATGGAAGCGGCACCACAAAAAGACGACGCTCAGCGAGCTGGATGTGGAGATAGAGGTGTTTCGGCACCTTGTGAGAAAGGCTGAGCGATTTCAGTACATAACGCCCAGGCGTTACAAGGTGTGGTCGGAGCATATCAACGAGCTTGGCAGAATGCTGGGCGGTTGGCTCCGGTCACAAAAGTAAAGGGAAGCGGCTCATTTCGGCAGCCCCAACGTCGGCGGCAACTGGAGCAATGGCGCGAATGCCGGGCTCTGGTACGTGAACTGCAACAACGATTCGTCGAACGCCAACACGGACATCGGGGCCCGCCTCGCGAGCGACAAAACCGGCCAGAAGCGCAGCGCTTACGAGTTCTGCGACAGCGCCCAATCACTCGGGGCCGCTTTCCTCGCCGAAAGGCGAAACATAAACAGACTGCGGCGGCATGTGTGGCTGCAGATCACCAACTACAAGGATGGTCATGCTGTACGACGATATTGTCGATTTTGACAACCTGCTTACGGCGTACCGGGAAGCTCGAAAGGGCAAGCGGTACCGTGGCGAGGTAGCCGGCTATACGGCCAGGCTGGAAGAAAAGTTGCTGAACCTGCACAACCATCTGGTTTGGCAGACGTGGGAACCGTCTCGGGCCAGGGAGTTTGTGGTGCTGGAGCCGAAGATGCGGCGCATACAGGCCCCGCCTTTTCCGGATCGCATCGTTCACCACGCCCTGGTGGATCTGGTGGAGCCCATGTTCGAGCGCCGGTTCATTGACCACAGTTACGCCTGCCGCAAGGGCAAAGGGACGCATGCGGCCATTCTGTCGCTGCAAAAGATGCTCAGGCAGTGCCGGCGCAACTGGGGCACGGTGTACGTGGTGCAGGCCGATGTAAGCCAATTCTTCGCCAGCGTAAATCACGACGCGGTAATGGCGCAGGCAGAAAGGGTGATCGACTGCGACCGCACCTTGAATCTCTGGCGCACTATTCTGGGCGCCTACGGCCACGAAGACGGCATTGGCTTGCCTGTCGGGGCGCTGACCAGCCAGCTGTCTGCCAACATCGTTCTGGATCGCGTAGATCACGCCATGACCGATAACAAAGGCGCCGGGCGCTATCTGAGGTACATGGATGACATCGTGATCCTGGCACCCAGCAAGCAGCAGGCACACAAGCGCCTGAATCAACTGGCCGGAGAGATTGCCTATTCCGGCCTGAAGCTCAACCCCAAGACCTGCATTAAGCCCGCCTCTGCCGGCGTGGACTGGTGTGGTTATCGAACCTGGTCAACCCACATTCTCCCGCGCAAGCGCAACGTCAAGCGATTCAAGCGCGACATGCAGCGGGTTTCCCGCAAGTTTTCCCGGGGCCAGGCCACCGTGACGGACTTTCGCCAGAAGGTAAACAGTTACCTGGCTTACGCGAAGCATTGCAACGCCTGGGACACCACCAACAGCATCCTGAACAATCTGACACTGAGGCGCGACGATGAGAATCATTGAAACCGACACCGGCCGAGCGCTGGAACATAACGGCCAAACCGTAGACCTGCCGGCACTGCCCGTGGATGCCGTGGTACATGGCTATGACACACCGCAAGGGTTGTGGGCTGGCGTACAGGAGGCAGGCAAACCCCGGCCTGTGTATGCAGGCTCAGGCGGTGTAAAGCTGGGCGAGATTGATTTGCCGGCCGACCCGGAAGCGGTACGCCAGAAAGCTGTTGAGGCTCGTCAGGGCGAGGTCGAAGCGTTGCGCGACGCAAAGATTGCCGAGGGCATGCTGTACCAGTTCCCGGACAGCACAGGCACAATCCAGCTGCGCAGCGATACAGATTTGAGGAATGTTCAGGGCGTAGCGTCCAGCGGCCAGTCTCTGGTCATTTCTGGCGACGCCAGCACAACGCTGACGTTTCGGGATCA